GCAGTTGAGGCCGAACGCCAGCGTATCGAGGAAGCTAGGTATCTCCGCGACCAATATGCGGAACGGTTGCAGGTCATTGAGCAGATGCTTAACCAGCAGCCGGAAACTGAGAATCTGGACTATCTAAAGGAAACCGATCCTATCGGTTACGCAGTTAAGGTCGCAGAACTGTCTCAGCGGGAGAAGCAGTTAGCCCAAGTTCGAGCAGAACAGGCTAGGCTTTACGAGCAGCAGCAGAGGGAACAGCAGGAGCAACTTGGTCAGGTAGTACAGGCTGAGTCTCGTAAGCTGGCAGAGGTAATCCCTGAGTATGCTGACCCGCAGAAAGGCGAGACATTACGTCGTGAACTCCGTGAATTCGGGGTAAAGGCGGGATTCTCAGAGCAAGAATTAGCGAATGTTTACGATTCGCGTGCAGTATTAACGTTGTGGAAGGCAATGCAGTACGACAAGCTACAGTCTGCAAAGCCGGGAATCACGAAGAAGGTTAATGAGGCTCCCAAGGTGATTAAATCAGGAGTTTCACAGCCTCGTGATAGCAGCGACGAGATGAAGAAACTTAAGGCTAGGGCAAAGCAGACCGGAAGGGTCGCTGATGCCGCTAAAGCATTTGAACGTTTTTTATAAGGAATTATCATGCCTACATTTACAGCACATACCGCGATTGGTCAGCGGGAAGATTTGACCGACATCATCTATAACATCTCGCCAACTGAGACACCATTCATGTCCTCGATTGGCAAGACCAAAGCTACCGCCGTGTATCATGAGTGGCAGACTGATTCGCTGGCTGCGGCTACTACTGCTAACGCTGCGATTGAAGGTGCTGACGCTACATCGGCAACTTTGGCTCCAACGGTTCGCCTTGGTAACTACACCCAGATCATCCAGAAGACCGTTCAGGTTTCGGGTACTTTGGACACAGTAAACAAGGCTGGTCGTAAGTCGGAAAAGGCTTATCAGTTGGCTAAGGCTTCTGCTGAACTGAAGCGCGATCTGGAAACTATCCTGTTGGCTAACCAAGGTCGTTCGGCTGGTACATCGACTGTTGCTCGTAAGTTGGGTTCGATCCTGTCGTGGATCAAGACTAACTCGGACGTTGGTTCGGGCGGTGCTGATCCTGCGACTATCGGCGTATCGACTCGTACTGACGGTACTCAGCGTACCTTCACCGAGGCTCTGCTAAAGACTGTTGTTTCGGAAGTGTATGTCTCCGGTGGTTCGCCGAAGATTCTGATGGTTGGTGCTGCTGGTAAGCAGAAGGTATCGTCATTTGCTGGTATCGCTGCACAGCGTTACATGGCTCCCGGCAATACTCCGACCACCATTATCGGTGCGGCTGACGTTTATATGTCGGACTTTGGCACGATGTCGGTTGTTCCTAACCGTTTCATGCGTACCCGTGATGCTCTAATCCTTGATCCTGAGTACGCAGCACTTGCTTATCTCCGTCCATTCCAGACTAATGATCTGGCTAAGACTGGTGACAGCGAGAATACTCAGCTTCTGGCTGAAGTTACTCTGGAAGTCAAGAACGAAGCTGCTCATGGCATCGTTGCTGACCTAGATATGTCTCTGTAATAAGTAGCAACTCTCCCCTGCCTAACGGTGGGGGAGAACTACGAAAGGATTTATGAGTAACCAGATACGGACTCAGACAGTACATGCAGACGGTGACGGTGGGATTGTCATCGAGACCAAGCAGGACATCACGGAGATTCTTGAGGCTAACAAAGCTCAGAGAGAGTTTGATAAGCAGAGATTAGGGCATCTTAACGAACTGCATCACGTCGCTAGGATTCCGTACACTGTTATTGATGACCTGAACCAACAAGGAATTATGCGAGGCTTTGCGGTTATAGACCAAGAGCGATTCGCACAGTTTCTTAATGGTACAGAACTTGGTTTAGCCTGTAAGACGTATCGAGGAACTGTATGAGAGTAGGAGTTTGCGTACCGTGTAGGGATGAGGTTCATACTGGTTTTGCTTTCGACTTTGCGAGGATGGCTGCACATGATGCGTCAGTTCGTTGCAAGGACGGTAAAGGTGGACTAAGCCTTTACACAATGCCGGGAACGCTGATTTTCGACCAACGGGAAAAGCTAGCGCAGGTTGCTTTGAGTGAAAAGTGTGACGCATTGCTGTTTATCGATAGCGACATGCGGTTCCCACCAGACATCATTGACATCTTGTTAAGCCGCAATGTGCCTATTGTTGGGGTTAATGCTACGACCAGAAGGAAGCCTGTCACACCTACGGCAAAGATGCTGACTAGGTACATGGATGGGGATACTGAGGTTCGTAAGTGGTCTAATGTAGATTCTCGCGGTAAAGAGGGAATCGAGGAGGTTACAGCGGTCGGGTTTGGTGCTGTAATGATCCGTAAGGAAGTTTTTGAGAAGACTGGTAGACCTTGGTTTGATGCTGGATGGGGTTCTAACGGTGTATGTGGTGAGGATGTATATTTCTGCGTCAAAGCTGGTTCTGAGGGCTTTCAGACGTATGTAGACCATGAGCTATCGATGCATATTAGGCACATAGGTACATACGAATATGGCTGGAAGGACTTTGAGCAGTTAGAGGAATAATATGCCATTTACTAGCTATTCGGACTTAAAGACTACGGTAGCGAATTACCTAGCCCGTAGTGATCTAACGTCGGTTATTCCCGATTTCATCCGACTAGCTGAGGAAAGGCTACGTCGAGACATTCGGACTCGGCAGATGTTGATTGTCGCAACGGCATCAACTACAGGCGGTGATTCTACTGTTGGACTCCCGACAGACTTCTTAGCCGCTGTTGTCTGATAGCAATTCTAGCAACATCTTCCTAGCTAATTATCCTGATGCTTTGCTATATGCGTCTTTGGCTGAAGCAGAGCCGTATCTAATGAATGATGCCCGTGTTCAGACTTGGGCAGCTTTGTATGATCGTGCTGTAACTGCGATTACGAACTCTGACCAATCGAGTGAATACAGCGGTCAGCCTATGTCTATGTCTTATAACGTGAGGTAAATCATGGCAGAGATGTCAAATTATCTAGAGAACGCTGTAATTAACGCTGTTCTCCGTAACACGAGCTACACAAGCCCTACGACGGTTTATGTGGCTCTTTATACGTCTGACCCTACGGATGCGAATACTGGTACTGAGGTATCTGGTGGTTCGTATGCTCGTACTGCGGTGACGTTTGGTGCGCCTAGCAACGGTGTAACGACGAACTCAGCGAGTGTGACATTCCCAACGGCTACGGCTTCATGGGGAACGGTCAGCTATATCGGTCTGAGAGATGCGTCAACGTCTGGAAACCTGCTGTTTCACACGGCTCTGGATGAGGCTAAGACTGTTGGTACAGGTGATATTTTCACCATCTCAACAGGCAACCTTTCCGTTACGTTGGCCTAAATGCCGTTCGTCCTAAACGACAGGGTAAAGGAAACCAGTACGACTACGGGTACTGGAACGATTACGCTTGCTGGTGC